TCCTTGACGAGCGGCTCGACGACTTCAACCGCAAGGTCTTCCAGCCGCAGATCGACGGCTCGAAGACCGGGCTCGAGCTGCCGGGGATCGTCGATCAGGTCATCACCATGGCCGACATCCCGGACCAGGGCGGCCAGCCGCAGCGCGCCTTCGTCTGCCAGACGCTGAACCCCTGGGGTTATCCGGCCAAGGACCGTTCCGGCCGCCTCGACAGGGTCGAGGCCCCGCATCTCGGCCGGCTGATGGAGAAGATCCAGCGTCCCGCGGCGCCAGCCTCCGAACGCCTGACATGGCCGCCGGTGACCCCGGCCGCGACGGCGCCGACCTCCGACGCCCCCACCCATTCCGAAAACGCCTGAACGAGGAGACCCCAGCCATGACTGGATCCTGGAACGATTTCAACGACGCCAAGCAGAACAGCAACATCATCCCCAAGGGCACGCTGGCCAAGGTGCGCCTGACGATCCGTCCGGGCGGTTTCGACGATCCGGCGCAGGGCTGGACCGGCGGATACGCCACGCGGGGGACCACCGGCTCGGTCTATCTCTCGGGCGAGTTCACGGTTCTCGAAGGTCCCTACGCCCGGCGCAAGATCTTCACCCTGATCGGGCTCTACAGCCCCAAGGGCCCGGACTGGGCGAACATGGGCCGCAGCCTGATCCGCGGCATGCTCAACTCCGCGCGCGGCATTTCGGACAAGGACACGTCCGCCCAGGCCCAGGCCGCGCGTCGCATCAGCGGCTTTGCCGATCTCGACGGGCTCGAGTTCGTGGCGCGGATCGACATCGGCACCGACACCAACGGCGAGGAGAAGAACGAGATCCGCGCGGCCGTGACGCCGGATCACAAGGACTATGCCGCCCTCATGGGCGTGCCCGGTACGGTACCGCAGCCGCAGGCTCAGCCTTCCCAGCTCTCCATGCCCCAATCTTCAGCACCGGCGGCGGGCACGCGCCCGTCCTGGGCGCAGTGAGGCTGCCATGCTGCTGCGTCCCCGCCAGAAGCAGTTCGTCGAGCGCAGCGTCCGCGCGCTCGGCGAACACGGAAACACCCTCGGCGTCGCCCCGACCGGAGCCGGCAAGACGATCATGCTCTCAGGCGTCGTCGGGCGCATGGTCGGCGAAACCCCGAAGAGCACGGGCGCCAAGGCCTGCGTGCTCGCGCATCGCGACGAGCTGACCGCTCAGAACCGCAGCAAGTTCGGCCGGGTGAATCCCCGCATCACGACCTCGGTCGTCGATGCGAAGGAGAAGTCCTGGAACGGCCAGGTCACCTTCGCGATGGTGCCGACGCTGGCGCGCGCCGGTAATCTCGACCAGTTGCCCGCGCTCGACCTCCTGGTGATCGACGAAGCGCATCACGCGGCCGCCGACAGCTATAGGCGCATCATCGACGCCGCGCTGCAGCGCAATTCGGCGTGCCGGATCTACGGCGTCACGGCGACGCCCAACCGGGGCGACAAGCGCGGTCTGCGCCCGGTGTTCTCGAACGTCGCCGATCAGATCCGGATCGGGGAGCTCATCGCGTCGGGGCATCTCGTGCCGCCGCGAACCTTCGTGATCGATGTCGGCGTCCAGGACCAGCTCACCAGGGTGCGTCGCACGGCCGACGATTTCGACATGGCCGAGGTCGACGCGATAATGAACCGGTCGCCGGTCACGGACGCCGTTATCCGCCACTGGCGGGAAAAGGCGGGCGAGCGCCAGACGGTGGTGTTCTGCTCGACCGTGGACCACGCGCGCAACGTGACAGCCGCCTTCAACGCGGCCGGTGTCGCCGCTGGGCTGATCCACGGCGACATGGCCGATACCGACCGCAAGACGACCCTCGACGCCTACGCCGCCGGAGAGCTGCGGGTCGTCGTCAATGTCGCGGTGCTGACCGAGGGCTGGGATCATCCGCCGACGGGCTGCGTCGTGCTGCTGCGGCCGAGCTCCTACAAGTCGACCATGATCCAGATGGTCGGTCGCGGCCTGCGCACGGTCTCGCCCGAGGAGCATCCCGGCGTCATCAAGACCGACTGCATCGTGCTGGATTTCGGCACCTCGACCCTGCTGCACGGTTCGCTGGAGCAGGACGTCGACCTGGACGGTCGCGAGCCCTCCGGCGAAGCGCCCACTAAGGATTGCCCGGACTGCGGCGCCATCGTGCCGCTCGCCACCATCGAATGCCCGCTGTGTGGTCATGTCTGGGAGCGTCCCGAAGGCGGCGAAGCAGCGCCGCTCGGCGACTTCGTGATGTCCGAGATCGACCTCCTGAAGCGGTCGAGTTTCCGCTGGTGCGATCTCTTCGGCGACGATGCCGCGCTCATCGCCAACGGCTTCAATGCCTGGGGCGGTGTCTTCTTCCTGAACGGCCGCTGGTACGGCATCGGAGGCCTCCAGAAGCAGCGCCCTCATCTGTTGGCCGTGGGCGAACGCACCGTTTGCCTCGCGGCGGCCGACGATTGGCTCAACGAGCATGAGAGCGACGAGAGCGCCCACAAGACGCGCCGCTGGTTGAACCAGCCGCCCACCGACCGGCAGCTTGCCTTCCTGCCGCCGGAGTACCGGCAGGATTTCGGGCTCACCCGCTATCAGGCATCAGCGCTGCTGGCCTTTCGCTTCAACCGCGACGCTATCCGCTCCCTCGTCTTCGGCGCGGCCGATGTCGCGCCCGAAGCAGCCATCGGGAGGGCGGCATGAGCCATGGCCTGTCCTACCCCCACCACGGCCGAGGACCGGCGGCGGCTCTGGCATCCGCGTGGAACGCTCTGTGCTGTCTGCCGGCGACCCACCCGTGGCTTTGGCTGGTTCGACCCGGTGCGGTCGAAGCAACCGCGCCCCTCGGTCTGGTTCTGCTCGATGGCCTGCCAAGGCTTCTGGACGCGTTTGGCGCGGGAGCGCTGGGCCATGGTTGATCTCACCGAACAGGAGAAGGCGGCGATCCGCGCCGCCATGAAGCCGGTCGCCGAGATCATGGAGGAGATCGGCTGGCAGACGCGCTTCTCCGACCTCACGGAGGCGCAGGTGCTCACGCTCATCGAGGTCGCCGTCGGCGGCTTCCAGGACGCCATGCACGCCATGGCAGCCGACGCCGACGCGGAGGTGCCGCTCTGATGCTCGACTACAACCACCGCCCCACTTGGGCCGAACGCATCAACGCGGTCATCGACGAGGCGATCGCCGCTGAACGCGCGGCGGTTGCGCCCAGGACCTACCTCGGCGGCTCCCGCCTTGGACACGGCTGTGAGCGCGCTCTGCAATTCGAGTTCGCGGGCGCGCCGAAGGATGAGGGCCAGGAGTTCTCCGGCCAGACTCTGCGGATCTTCGAGATCGGACACGCGCTCGAAGATCTTGCCATCCGCTGGCTGCGCGGTGCCGGGTTCGATCTCTATACCCGCAAGGGCAACCGTCCGGACGGCGAGCAATTGGCTGGCGCCGACTTTCAGTTCGGCTTCTCGGTCGCTGGTGGCCGCATCCGCGGTCATGTCGATGGGATCATCGCCGCCGCACCCCAGCTGCTGGGCATCGGCGTTCCCGCGCTCTGGGAATGCAAGACGATGAACGCCAGGAACTGGCGCGAGACCGTGGCCAAGGGCGTGGTCGTGGCGAAGCCCGTCTACGCGTCCCAGATCGCCCTCTACCAAGCCTACATGGAGGCGCAGGTCCCTGGCATCTCCGACAATCCCGCGCTCTTCACCGCCATCAACAAGGACACCGCCGAACTGCACCACGAACTCGTGCCTTTCGACGCGGGGCTCGCCCAACGCATGAGCGACCGCGCCGTGCGGATCCTTCAGGCGACGGATGTAGGGGATCTGCTCCCGCGCATCGCCACGACCCGTGACTTCCACGAGTGCCGGATGTGCCCGTGGGCGGATCGCTGCTGGGGGCTGGCGGCATGAGCGGGAACAAGGTCGTCTCCCTCGATGCCTGGCGCGACTTCAACGACGCCGCGCCGCAGGCCGATCCGTTCGACATCGAGCCGGATCCAGAGCAGATCGCCGTCTTTCTCGACGTCGTCTTCGGTTACTGCGAGGGCTGGGTGCCCCTGCGCGGGTTCGTGGACAAGGGCCAAGGCATCGACGGCCGACCCCACAACGCCTGGATCGAGATCGACGACAGTTTGCTGGAGAAGGCGGTTTCCTTCGCCGGTTGGGCAGCACGCGAAGGGGCGGCTTTCTATGTGGTGCCGGGAACGGTCGCCGAGATCGGCAAGGCCAAGGCCGCCGATGTCCAGCAGATGCAGACGGTCCTGGTCGACCTCGACGCCGGAGATATTGCGGCCAAGCTCGACCACCTCATCCGGCATCTCGGCGAGCCGACACTGCTCGTCGAAAGCGGCGGCCGGACGCCGGAAGGTCTCGACAAGCTGCATGTGTGGTGGCGCTTGAGCGAACCGGCCGAGGGCGAGGACCTCGCGCTGGTGTGCCGCTTGCGTGGCGACATCGCGGTCAAGGTCGGCGGCGACACGCATTTCCGCTCGGCCCACCAGCCGATCCGCCTGGCCGGCTCCGTCTATCACAAGGGCGGGTTCAAGCGGCTGGTCAACATCCGCCGCCATAGCCCGCGGGTCGAGGTCCATCTGCACGACTTCGCCGAGATGGTCGATGCCATGCCGCCGCTTTCCGGGGTCGGATCCGAGCCAGGCCCATCTTCGGACAAACCCTCGATCACCGATGTCCTGACGACACCGGTCCGCGAAGGCGGCTCGGACGACTGGACGCGCTTCCAGGGGGCGAGCGCCGCGATCGGCCACTACGTCCGCATGGCGCACGAGGGCCGCATGAGCCGCGACGACGCGTGGGAGGCGATCTGCCAGTACAACGCCGCCCAGCTCCGTCCCAGCTGGCCGCTCGAACGTCTCGCCTCGGAAGCACAGCGCCTCTGGCGGCTGCACGAAGAGCGCCACGGACCGGCCCTCGAACGGATCGCTGTTCCGCCGATGTCCGCGCTTCCGGTTTTCACGCTCGGCGCACTGCTCGACGACGTGAGCCCGATGCCCGAGGACATCATCGCTCCGCGGCTGCTGACGCCCGGCGGGATGCTGGTGCTCGGCGGCGCCCCCAAGGTCGGCAAGAGCGATTTCCTGATCAGTCTGCTCGTCCACATGGCGGCGGGCGTGCCGTTCCTCGGCTTCGCGCCAAGCCGGCCCTTGCGGATCTTCTATCTGCAGGCGGAGATTCAATACCACTACCTGCGCGAACGCCTTCAGGCGATCCGGATCGATCCGGCGCTCCTGGCCGCGGCGCGCGACAATCTCGTCGCCACGCCGAAGGTCCGCATGCTGCTCGACGCCGGCGGCGTGGGCCTGACCATCGCCGCGGTTCGCGCCCACTACGGCCATGGCGCGCCCGATATTCTCTGCATCGACCCGATCCGCAATCTCTTCGATGGGGGTCCGGACGGCGGCGGGGAGAACGACAACACCGCGATGCTCTTCTTCCTGCAGGAGCGGGTCGAAGCGCTGCGGGACGCCGTAGCCCCGGATGCCGGCCTGATCCTCTGCCATCACACCCGCAAGATCACCAAGAAGCAGCTCGTCGAGGACCCGTTCATGGCGCTCTCGGGCGCGGGCAGCCTCCGCAGCTTCTACACCTCCGGCGTGATCATGCACCGTCCCGACGAGGGCCGGCCGGAGCGGATGCTGCATTTCGAGCTCCGCAACGGCCCCGGCATCGAGCCGATGATCGTCGACAAGGCGGACGGACGCTGGATCGCCATCGACCGCTCGGAGACAAGGCTCGTGCGTCGCGAGTTCGGCGAGAAGCTCGACGCCGAGCGCGCACGCAAACACGACGTGATCCTTCAACTGCTCTTCGATGAGGCCGAGGCCGGCCGGCTCTACACCGCGCTGCAATTCGCCGAGAGCTTCGAGAACCAGGCCGGGCTCGGCGGCAAGGACACGATCCGCGAACGGATCAGCGTGCTGGCCACAAAGGGTTTCATCAAGTTCGTTCGCGATGGCGCGCCGTTCGGTCTGCCGACCTCGCGCTCCAAGTTCGGCTATCTCTGCGTCGAGGGCATGACGTTCCCGACCGGAGAAGAGACGGCAGACCCCGACACCGGCGAGGTCGTGCCCGTCCGGGTCCAGGTCCTTCCCAGCACCTACAAATGCCCGCAGAGCGGCGCGGCGCTGCCGGTCGAGAACCCCCTGGTCTGGGTCTATCAGACGGAGGAGACCTCGTGATGCGGCAGCTCATCCCGATTACGCGGGCTTACGCAGAATCAAGTTGTGGCAAGTTGCGGCGAGCTGGGCGGCCAGCTTCCCAACTACTTTCGTCGCCTTTCGCGCCGCCGCGCTCCGCCCAGCCATCCCGCGCACATTCAAGTTGGGAAAGCTCGTCCCAACTACCTTGGCTCCCGCGCGCTCCGCTGCGCGGCCTTTTGCAGATTCAAGTTGGGAACGCGACCCACACCATGGGCCGTCCCAACTTCAATTTCTCCAAAATATTCAACACGTTGATGCGCTCTCGAAGTTGTGGGGGTGAAAGCCACCCCCTTCGGGGGTGGGGGAGAACCGCGCCGAGCGGGTTCTCCCACTCCCACCCCCAGGGGCTTCGCGCGCGCAGGCACCGTGCCGTCCATCCCCTCACCGACATCAGACGAGAAGGACCCACCACCATGAGCCAGTGCCCGTCACCCCTCCCCAAGAACGCGTCCCATCCGGCCCCGGTCATCTCGACATCCGCGGGCAGCGCCATTCTCGCCCTGGATCTCGGCACCACCACGGGCTGGGCGAGCCTGGCGGGCGGGATCGTGCACAGCGGAACCGCCAGCTTCCGCTCCGGCCGCTTCGACGGCGGCGGCATGCGCTACCTGCGCTTCCAGCACTGGCTCGAACAACTGGCCGACGACAGCCGTGGGTTGGCCGCGATCTATTTCGAGGAGGTCCGGCGCCATATCGGCACTGACGCCGCCCACCTCTACGGCGGTTTCCTGGCGACGTTGACCGCTTGGTGCGAGCGTGAGGGCGTCGCCTATCAGGGCGTTCCTGTCGGCACCATCAAACGCTTCGCCACGGGCAAGGGCAATGCGCCCAAGGATGCCGTGCTCGCCGCGATGCGCCAGCGCGGGTTCCATCCCGCCGACGACAACGAGGCCGACGCGATCGCGATCCTGCTCTGGGCGCTTGCGACCCGAGGAGGTGTGCTGTGAGGTGGACACCGAGCCTCGTCGAGGAACGTCTCGCGGAAGCGGCCTTCGTGCTCAAGCGCCTGCCCGAACCCCGGCGGCAGGGATATTTCAGCGTCTGGCCGGAGGTCATCCATAGCTTCGCCGACAAGGTCGGACAGGAGCCAAAGCCGATGCGCGTCATCCCGTCACCCGCCGCGATCAGCCGGATGGAGGAGACGCTCAGCTGGACGGTGGGGCTCGATCCGATCGACGGCAAGATCGTCTGGTTGCGCGCCTACGGCGAGCGATGGAAAACCATCTGCTGGACCGTGGGATTGCAGCGGTCGGCGGCGCACGAGCACTGGCTCTACGCGCTCTGCGTGATCGCATGGCGGCTGAACCAGCGCAAAGTCCCCCGGCTCCGGTCGCGCCGCTCCGTGATTGAAATGGTCAAAGGGGCTTGCGAGGACCCGACCAGTCACCCCAATTAACTTCTTGTCCGTACGTTGTCCGTATAATACAGAAATTGGGACAGGAGATCAGCCATGCCCGTAGCCGAAGCCAAGTCCGAACGCATCGAGGTGCGCACCACGCCGACTACGAAGGCGCTGCTGCAGCGAGCGGCCACGTTTTCGCACAAGAACGTGACGGAGTTCCTGCTCGAGGCGGGCATCCATGCCGCCGAGGAAGCGCTCGTCGATCGGCGCATGTTCCGGCTGGATGACGCCCAGTGGCAAGCCTTCCTGGATGCTCTCGACCGCCCCGTCCAGAGCAAGCCACGCCTCGCCAGACTGCTCGCCGAGAAGAGCGTGCTTGAGTGACGGCGGAGAACCAATCGTTCTCTGCCGTCCAAAAGCTCGATGCCTCCCACGAGGTCGACGCGTTTGATTGCGGCAAGGAAACTCTGGATCGATTCCTGCAACGCCACGCTCTGGTCAACCAGAAAGCGGGCAGCGCTCAGACCTATGTCGTCTGCCGCGGGGAGCAGCGTGTCGTGGGCTATTACAGTCTCGCGGTCGGCGCCGTTGAACATGCCGACGCTCCCGGTCGTGTCGGCAAGGGGCTTGCCCGTCATCCGATCCCGGTAATGCTCCTCGCGCGGCTTGCCATCGACCGAGCCGAGCAGGGAAAGGGGCTGGGCAAAGCATTGCTCAAGGATGCACTGCTGCGCACGGCTCAAGCTGCCGAAATTGCAGGTATCCGAGCGCTTCTCGTTCATGCCAAGGACGATGAAGCGCGCGCCTGGTACGAGCAGTTCGACTTCGAGCCGAGTCCGACCGACCCCTATCATCTCTTCCTGCTGATGAAAGATCTGCGAGCGCTCCTCGGCGAATGATCGCAAGCTCGCGAAGCGAAGCGGAAAGTGTCCGCCGGACACTTTTCGAAGAGACGAAAAGCCCCGTTCTTGGGTAGTTTCTGGCTATCCTCGGGAGAGGCGCGCGTCGCGATCACGAGCGCACGGATCCTTTCGCTGGAACCGATCCAAGTAAAGGATCCGCACTGATCCTTTCGTTACGGATCGATGCCCGCTCACGCCAACATCGCCCGAGCATACGAGTTCGCGGGTCCTTCCTGGCGGAAATCCTATGCTGGCGGGCGAAGCGCGGCGCATCGCCAGCGGCAGGCCGAAAATTTTGGGAAGCCACCCCCGGTCGGAATCCACCGCACAGCCCGAAATAACCACGCAATAACAAATACCTGACTGGACTCTCCGGGTGGATACCCG